ACCATCGCCGCCGCAGCCCCCCTCTTCCCCGCCGGAACACACATGGACATCAACCACCAAACCGAAACCGATGAATGGGAGAGGCCAGAAGGCGACCTCAACCAACTAGCCGGAGCACTAGCCACCCCCGCCACCATCAACCCAGAAACCGGGGCACTAGAAGCAACCGCCGAAATCTTCGAATCACACCGAAAATTCCTAGCCGACCGGGCACACATCATCGGCGTCAGCATCAACGGCGTTGCCAGCATCAACCCCGAAGGCGTAGTAGAAGCAATCCACAGCATCCGCTCCGTAGACTTCGTAACCCGCCCAGGCAGGGGGGGACGAATCGACCAAATCCTAGAACACCAGAAGGAGTCCGAAGGCGAAATGCCCAAACCCCATGAACAACAGAACCCCGTGGAAGAAATCACAGGCACCAACGACACCCTGGAAAACAACACCCCCGGTGAGGCCGTGGCCGGTGAAAAGGCACCCGCCAGCGACGAAAACACCGCCGAGGCGGCAGCCGAAGCAGTAGAGCCGGAGCCGGGGCCGGTGGAGAATGACGGGTGCGCCGAATCGGCCCGTGAGTCCGCCGTGTCCGAGGCTGAGCGGCTGGCTGGTGAGAACCGTGCCTTGCGTGAGCGTATCGCAGTGTTGGAGGGTGAGGCGCGCCGCGCCGTCGTTGAGTCCATTGTGCGTGAAGAGTTCCACGGCATCAACGCACCCCATGCGGTGAAAACCCTCACAGAGGCAGGGGCTGCGGACAAGAACCTAGACCCAGAGGCGTTCCGTGAAAGCGTCCGCGCCCACGCCGCAGAATACCCGCGCGCCCCCTACGGCGCACCCGGCGTCTACGGCGTCCCCACCAACACCGGCGGGGCCGTCACCGAATCAGACATCCTAGAAGCAATGAAAGGCTAACCACAATGGCTAAAAACCTCGTCTACCCCCGCGCCGAACACATCAGCGTACCCTCGCCCGCAGACGTGAAAAGCGGCGACCCCGTGGTAGTCGGCACCAACGACGCCGGGTACGCCGGTGTAGCAATCATCGACGCAGTGAACGGGTACCCCGTCACCCTAGACCTCGTAGGCTCCTGGCTGATCCCCGTGAAGGAGAAGGTGAACGCAGGGCAGCGCGTGAACGTAGGCACCGACGGGAAGCTAACCACCGGGGCAGGCAAGAAATGGGGTGTGGCCCTGGAAGGCTCCGCAGCCCCCGGCGCTGACGCCCATGTGAAGCCGCTCGGCGCGTTCTAACCAATCCCCCAACAAGAAGAGAGAAAACTCATGAGCAAAGACTTTCTACACGCGGATAAAATCGCTGAGGCCGGTGTGCCCGGCGGTGATCGCATCATTGAGGCCGCACGCCTGTTCCGTGCAGGCATGACCGGTGCACCCTCCGCCCAGGCCCGCCTGAGCGAAGCAATGACTACGAGCGACTTCCCCACGCTGCTGGGGCAGGCCCTAGAAATCGACATGCTGCACACGTACCGTGACTACGTGCCGCAGTGGCAGGGCATCGCCGACATAACCGATGTGGCGGACTTCCGACCCAAGACCCTCAAAGACCTCTTCGGCCCCGTAGACTACGAGCTGGTGGCTCAGGGCGAAGAGTACAAGGCCACATCGCTGAGCGACACCAAGCACGAAATCAAGGTGCAAAAGTACGGCATCACCCTCCCCTTCACCTGGGAGATGCAGCTCAACCAAGAATGGGAACAGCTCGCACGCATCCCCGACCGCCTGGCGAAGGGCGCGCGCAAGCGTGAAGACCGCGCCGTAATCGAAGCCTTCGTAAGCAACGCAGGCCCCCGCGCCACCTTCTTCAAGGGCAAGGCCGCCGTAGCAGCCAAGCCGCTCACCATCGCCAACCTTTGGGAAGCGTACAAATCCATCACCCAGCGGTTGAATAACGACGGTGAACCGGTAGACACCGGCAGTCTCGTGCTGGTAGTCCCCAAGACCCTTGAGGCTGATGCGCAGCGTATCCTCAACACTGAGCGGATCAAAACCACCGTGGGGGACACCACCACCGAAGAGAGCAATTACCTGCGCGGCGTGTTCACGCTCAAGGTCCTTGACGGCCTCACCGCCGTAGACAAGTCCACCAAGGCCGCGACCACCTGGTACGTGCTCCCCGGTGTGGGAACCACCAACCCTGCCCTGGTGAAAGCATCCCTGCGCGGGTACGCCGAGCCGGACATTCGTGTGAAGAACGACGCGGGCCGCAACGTCGCCGGTGGGGACATCGACCCAACCGCCGGTTCTTTTGACCGCGACGTAATTACTTACCGTGGGCGTCACGTCACCGGCGCCACCGCCGTATACAACACCGCCGTGTACGCATCTACCGGCGCCTAAAAGAAGGGATGGAGGGCCGCGCCCATGATAGAGAGAGATATTAGCCGGGTGCGGCTCCTCATCGCCGACCTGCCAAGGGACGGGGAGGCGGGGTGCGGCACGGGCACCCTCCTCACCGACGTGCAGGTAGAAGACCTGCTAGACCTGTCCGGCGGGAACGTGAAGCGGGCCGCCGCCCGGGCGCTCCGCACAATCGCCACTAGCGAGGTGCTGCTGTCCAAGAAGATAACGCAGCAGGATTTATCGGTTGATGGCCCGGCGGTTGCGGCTGAGCTGAGGGCGCAGGCTGACGCGCTGGATGCTGAGGCGCAGCGTGACGAAGACCGGGCGGGCAGCAGCGGTGCTTTCTGGGAGGCGCTGGGTGGGCTGCATGGCTCGGCTATGAGCGAGGGCGCATCCCCCCGGGCAACCGCCTATGGGGGTGGGTTTGGTTGGTACTAGCTAACAGCCGCGTCGTCCCGAAAGGGTGGGGTGCTAGGCAGGCCCCCGTCCTGCTCGGGTCGATGAACAGCACGTGCGCCCTATACTCCCCCGGGGCACCCGACAAAGACAACCCGCTAGAAGGGCCGGGGGAGCCGCGCATAGAGTATGAGGGCATCCCCTGCCGTGTGCAGGAGCTAAACCTCTCCGGTAACACTCAGGATGCTACGGGGCAGCTTGACGCGGCCCGCCGCGAGTACCGGGTGAGTATCCCGCTACAAGTTGAGCGGCCCCGCGTCGGCTGGGTAGTGCGCATCACAGGAAGCGACGACCCGGGCACGGTAGGCCGCGAACTAACAGTACGGCAAATCCTGTACGGATCGGAGCTGCCATGCCGCGACCTGGTATGCACAGACCCCCTACAAGAAAACGGGAGGGCGCGGTGACTAAAAGTGTAGACATCACCGAGCTAGCCGCCATCAGTGCGAAACTAGCGGCCGTGCGGCCCCGCACCGAACAGGTACTAGCCAAGGGTGCGGGGGACATTGCGGCCCAGGCGGCCGTGATAGCACCCATCCGCACCGGGCACCTGCGGGCATCCATCAAACCCCGCCGGGTAAGCAGCGATGAGTACGCGATCACCGCCGGGGCAGCATACGCGGGCTTCGTTGAGTACGGCACCGTGCACATGCGGCCCCGCCCGTTCATGAGGCCCGCCACCGATGCGGTAATACCATCCGTAGAGAAGGCCCTGTTAGAGGTAGGGGGGAAGATTTTCTGATGCGAATCACGGAGATAATAAGCGCGCTCACCGCCGCCCTAGACGGCATCCAGAACACGACAGTGTACGCGGGTGTTGTCCCCGCCGATGTGCCGCTCTACCGTGACGGCCGCACCCCCAAGCCCTACATCCTCCTATGGGTCTCGCAGCCCACGGGGATTGACGCGATGCGGAGCGTAGCGGGGTGCGCCGACCGCGATTCACAGACCCTCACCATCCAAACAACCCTAGTAGGTGCCGATGTGAACACGGTCATGCACCTATCCGAAGAGGTGCGGGGCCGCCTCACCGGGCACGCTATCGGCGGGCATGAGGTGAGGCCGGACGAGCCGCAGCAGCAGACCGCGTACCCAGAATTTGACACAACGACACCACCCGCCCGGGCATACGTCCCCCTGGTGTGGCGTCTCACAACACAATAAACGAAAGGTGAAAGCAGCATGGACGGATTCGTGCGTGTAGCCCACAGTGTAACCGGGCTGATCGTAGAGGTGCCCGAGCACTACCTGAAACTGTTCCCCGGACTCTACCGCGACCTGCCCTCAACCGAGGGGCGCGTGCAGCCGGTCACAGAAATAGACCCCAAGGCAACCAACAATGGAGGTAAGAACTAATGGCAGTCCCCCCGGGCCGCACCCTTGCAGGTGCTAAAACTAAGCTTGTTCTCATTCCCGCCGGTGGTATCAAAAACCCGGCGGCCCCGACCATCACCGAGCTGAACGCTGGCAAGGACGCATCGTGCCGCCTGCTAAAGGACGGCACGCACGTTGGTGCGGCCGCATCCGAGACTATCGACGGCATGGCCGCCCTCTGCGAGGACTCCAACGCTAAGACGTTCGGTAAGGCCAACTTTGAGGGTAAGCTCGTACCTTTCCGCTGGTTCAACAAGACGAAGCCGGGGCAGGCTGACCCGCAGGGCGACGAGATTTTTCAGATGCTCAAGACTAAGGGCACCGACATTTTCGTTGTCGTCCGCGTCTCCGCCAAGCCCTACGACGCTCCGTTTGAGGCCGAAGACGAGATTAGCGTGTACCAAGCCGTGACCGACACCCCCCGTTATCCCGAGGGGGAGAACGGTAGTGAGGGTTATATCCGCGCCGAAGTCGATTTGGCTGTGAACAACGGTTGGCCGTTCATCGCGGCTAAGGCGGCCTAATAGTCCTGCCACCCGTGCGGTGGCTCCCCCCGCGCTCCACCATAGGCGGTGAGCGCGGCTCATACCCCTCAGCCGGGCCGGGTTTAGTGTGTGCCCCGGCCCGGCTGAGGGCACTAAATTAATCACACGCGAAACACACACGATAAGGATTCATAGACTATGGCTACCAAGAAGAAGAGCACCGCAACCACCGCACCGGCCCCTGCTGGGTTCAACCTCACCGACTGGATTACCGGCGGCACTGAGCACCGTCTCACCCGCACCGCCCTGCTGGCGCTGGACGCTAACGCGGCTGAGCGCATCGCCGAACTAGAGGCCACCATTAAGCGGCTGTCCGGGCCGGAGGGTGCGGCCCCGGCCGGTACCGAGGCGCTGGGTGAGGTGAGCAACGCGGACAAGCTCACCGAGGCGCAGGACGAACTAGAGCACCTGCTAGGCACCGTGCAGACCGCCGAGGTGGTGGTTTACGGGCTGGTAGACACCGAAAGCGAACGCATCCGCGAAGAGTACAAGGCCGACGGCGGCACCGACGAGGGTATTAAGAATGATGATGTGCGGCTCTGGTACCGCATCCTAGCGGAGGCGGCGACCCTGGAAGGGCACCGGCTCACCCCCACCGAATGGGAGGGCGTGCACGAGACTATCGGCGGGCAGTTCGTGCGGGTAATCGGCGCATACGTTGAGGCCGCTAACGCCGCCGTCGGCTTCGAGGTGTCGCCCCGGTTTCGTAGCTAAATGCCTCATCTGCGAGGAACACGCGGGTGGCCTGCTGGCGCTGCAGGCCGCCCGTGATTGGGGTGTAGCCCCGCATATCCTTCTTGGTGGTACGGGGCCGTGGACTGACGCCGACCGTATCGCCGTGATGGGGTTAGCACTTTATGAGCGTGAGCTGTGTAAGGAATGCGGGCGGCACACCAGTATTTGCCGCAACCCGAAGTTCTCCGGCTGGTTCGAGGTGGAGCAGGAGACTTGTCATGCGAAGGCTGCGGTGGATCGTGTGACTAGTGGGAAGAATTTCCGGCCGGAGCCGGGGCGGGTTATGTACCCGGTTTTGGAGGATTTGCGGGATGATCCCGCTTTTGTACCTGATGATGTTTAGATGATTTGGAGATGTGGTTATGGCTGCGGAGCAGAAGGTTACGGTAAGGCTACGCGCTGATGTGAAGCAATTCACTGAGGGTATGCGGCAGGCCGGTAAAATAGCGAAAGACGCCGCCAAGAACACCGAAAAATCATTCAGAAACACCGAAAAATCCACGCGCCAGGCCGGGGCCGCCGCCGCTAAATCCATGCGCGGCATCGGCACCGAAGCCCGCAAAACCGCCACCACCTCCGAAAAAGCACTGCGCGGCATCGGCACCACCTCACGCCGCTCAGCATCAGAGGCCGCTAACGCCATGAAACGCATGGGCGAAATAGCGAAGGGTGCGGGGGCGCAGGCGCAGCGGGCCGCGAACGTGCGCGGCGGCACCGGTGACCTAGGCGCACCCTGGCGGCGCCTAGCGGCAGACCAGCGGGCCGCCGTAGCATCATCACGCGCAGCCTCAGCAGAGGTGCAGGCCGCAGTGGTAGCAGCCGGGCACGCCCGCGCCGGGGGCGGCGCATTCACCGCAGTATCAGCCGGGGCG